TCAACCTAATATTACTTCGGTAGGTACATTATCTTCTTTGTCTGTTTCAGGCAACCTTGCAGTAGATACGAATACACTATATGTAGATGCTACTTCAAATGGAGTTGGCTTTGGTACAACGAATCTTACTGTTGGAATTGGGAATACTGATACAGGTGCTTCAGTTCGTTCGGTAGGTGCTATTCAGGCATCAAGAAGCGGTAATAGAAGTTTATATTTAAATAGAAATACTACTGATGGGCAAATGATTTCTCTTCAAAGAGAAGGTGTTGAAAAAGCAGCAGTAGGCGTTTTAAGTGATGGACTTGCTTTTTATTCAGAGGAATTTAAATTTATATATACTACGGGTGCAGAACGTATGCGTATCGACTCAAGCGGTAATGTAGGGATAGGTACTTCGAGTCCTTCTGCTAAGGTTGAGATAAATGAAGCTGCAACGGTTTCTCAGGTCAAAATTAGTGGAATTACAAGTGGTTTAGGCTCACAATTATTTTTAGAAAACAGAGCGTTAACTCAATTTTCAGGTGTAGATAAAAACATCAATGAAATCAATTTCTTGGCTAACTCTACTGCTTCTACAACGACAGGAGGTTATACGAGAATAAGAACAGGACACGAAGGATTAGGCTCAAACAATACTTATATGTCTTTTTGGACTGCCCCTAATAACGGAACGGTTGCAGAAAGAATGCGTATTACAAGTTCAGGCGATGTTCAGTTAGTAGGTAATACATATCTATATGCAAACCCTTCTGCGGGTAGCACAACTATTGGTTCAGGATTCAATTTAGATGGTTCTAATAATCTAATGACTCTTTGGACTAATAACACAGAAAGAATGCGTATTACAAGTGGGGGGGATATTCAGTTTGGTAGTAGTGGAAGTCTTGGTAGAATTATAGATGCGGGGGACAATAAATTAACCTTATTAAGTTCAGGCACAGAAATAAGATTTGGTACAGATGATGCTGCAGAATCTTTTATGGCTGCAGGTGATGGAATTGCTTTCTCTGTATTTACAAATTTTGATAACTTAACTGACTTAGGAAGGTCTAATGCAAGATTTGACGATATATACGCTACTAATGCAACTATTCAGACTTCTGATATTAATGAAAAACAACAGATAGAAGATTTAGATGATGCTGAATTAAGAGTAGCGACTCGAATCAAAGGTCTTATTAAGAAATTTAAGTGGAACAAAGCAGTTGATAGAAAGGGTGATGATGCTCGTATTCACATAGGGGTTATTGCTCAAGATGTAAATGCTGCATTCGAAGCAGAAGGATTAGATGCTGACAGATATGGTTTATTTATATCTTCTACTTGGACAGATGAGGAAACGGGAGAAGAAAAAACAAGATTAGGGGTGAGATACTCTGAATTATTAGCATTCGTTATTGCAGCATTATAAATTTATAAATAAATAAAAATGGCAAACACTTACAAATGGGTAATTAGCGGACTGCATACCCGATTAAACAACGAAGAATTAGGATTAGAGAAAGTAATTGAATCTATCCATTGGAGATACCAAGCAGAAGATGCAGAGGGTAATATCGCTGATGTATATGGCTCAGTAGGACTTGAAGCACCTGAAGCAGATGCCTTCAAACCTTTTGAAGAAATTACTCAGGCAGATGTAGAGGCTTGGTTAGAATCTAAGTTAGTAGTAGAACAACTACAAGCAGGATTAGATGCTAAGTTAGAAGCGATTGCTAACCCTACGCACGAAACGCTTAATTTAGTATCTTAGCATAAAAGATAAATTATGCAAATTGAAGAAAGTTTATTAAATCAGTTAAGAGAGCAGGAAGCTAAAAAGAATGCTATTCTTCACGACTTAGGAGTTTTAGAAACTCAGAAACACAACCTATTACACTTGTTTGCGAATGTTCAATCAGAGCAGGAAAAAACAAAAGTAGAGGTTGAGGATAAGTATGGGAAGGGTAACATCAATTTGGAAGATGGCTCTTTTGAGAAAATCGAGGGGGGCGAATAAGCCCCCTTTACACTATGAGTATAGATAATAAAATATCATTCTTTGCGGGTTATATTTTCACGGCAGCATCTTCAATTAGTTTATTAGGATTCCTAAATGCAGCGATTATTGGATTGATCGGTGGGTTCTTTGGACTATTAGGCAAGGAGGTTTATTATTATATCAAAGGAGAAATCAAAGATAAATTCAATGACCGCTCCGAAATTAAATGATGATTCGAGTTTATCGATAAATATCAAATGGCTTATTCAGATTGTTATCTTGGTAGGCTCTGCGGTGTATTTATATTTTGGACTTGAGAATCGGATCTCGGATAATGAGGATGAATTAAAGAGTTTGAGATATAATCAAAACACTTACATTTTTCCGGATATCAGAGTTTTAGAGAATGAGGTGATTGATTTCAAGTTGGAAAGAGAAAGGATTCGAAAAGATATCGCAAGATTAAATGAAATAATTCGATGAAGTTTAAGCATTTTAATTATGATGAATTTGATTCGCCTCTTCAACAGGGTAGCGGACAATTAATGCAAGATGAATTTCTTCAAAGATTAGATCGTGCAAGAGATATTGCAGGTATTCCTTTTAAAATCACTTCAGGATTTAGAATTGATCAGGATATCGAAAGATTATTAAAACAAGGATATAAGGTGTCAAAGAATAGTTCGCATTTAAAAGGATGGGCGGCGGATATCGCAACCCCAAGTTCACAACATAGATATAAAATAATTGAAGCCTTATTAGAGGCGGGATTTAATCGAATCGGAATCGCAGAATCATTTGTTCATGTAGATTCGGATCCGGATAAACCTGCTGAGGTTATATGGACATACTGAGATGAAAAAACCATTCAAAGAAACAAAGGTCGGATCGATCTTGGGAAAGATTTTACCCGATAAAGGCATTACAGGCGTTTTAAAGGACTTAATTGATCTCGATGATAGTCTTACTCCGGAAGATAAAGAAAAGGCAGCAGAAGAGATCCTAAGGGCATATGAGGCGGAAGTATCGGATCGTGACTCAGCGAGGAATCGTGAAATAGAGATTTCTAAGACAGGGAAAGAGGATTGGTTGTTTAATTTGACAGGTCTTGTCGGATTGGGTGCATTCGGGGTGATTATATGGGCGATTATTGCGTTAGATATTCCGGAACCGAATAAAGAATTATTTTACCATTTGATCGGGATCGTTGAAGGAGTTTCGTTGAGCATCTTCGGATATTATTTTGGGACTTCAATGAAAGATAACAAGGATAAATAATTTATAATTGGTTAATAACTTTTCAGGAATATACTTGTAAGGAATGAAATATTTTCTCTTTTTTCTATACTATATTATATATTACAATACTATATTACAGTACTATTACAATACTTAATTACAATATATACAATACTATATTGCAATATATCCGGAATATATATCGGAATATCCGGAATTAATTATTGATATTCAGAAATAATTACTAATTTCGGAGAATGAGCGAAATGGAAACTAAGGATTTTGTAAATAAGGTTTTAGGATATAAGACTTATTCGGAAAAGGATAAGATTGATAAACTCCTTCATCAACTTGCTATTATGTGGCAGAATACCGGAACGGATTCATTGAAGGGAGAGATTCAGGATGTTAAGAAGAAATGTAGAATAATCTACAGAGGAATAAAGGAGTTAGATCCGGAGTTCGGAAAGATGTTATTAAACACTCAAGATGCGTAAACCTTCTCGAAAGACTTTAGTTTCGAAATTAGATAAAATCTTTTCGGAATATATTCGGAGGAGATATGCGAAAAATGATATAGCGGAATGCGTTACTTGTGGCAAACAGGATCATTGGAAGAATCTTCAGGCAGGACACTTTATCTCCCGCAAACATTACGCTACAAGATGGAACGAGGAGAATGTGCAAGTTCAATGCGTTGCGTGCAATGTGTATCGTTACGGAGAGCAGTATCGATTTGGAATCTATTTGGGATCGGAAAAAAGCGAAGAGTTATTAGAAGAAAGCCGAAAGATTGTAAAATTTACCGATCAGGATCTAATTGAGATGATCGAATATTTTTCCGATAAGGTTTCGGAATTGAATTAAATTACCTATATTAGCGTTATCTTATCTACTTCCATTACTTGGTTACATTGATTACTCGGAAAGGGGGCTCAGAAATGAGCCTCTTTTTTTTGATCTATACTTGACAATTATTAAAAAAGTTTTATATCTTCGGTATTATTAAATAATCAGGAAATGGATATTATTGGAAAATTTAAAGAATTAAATGAACTCAGAGATGAGAATGAACAACTAATGCAGGATGTTATCGATTTAAAAAACAAGCGATTAACATACCAAGAGGCTCGAATTGATGCCTTAGAGAGAGAGGTCGAAAGATTAAAAGAAGAATTAAATGCAATGTATAATCAACTAAATGAAAAAAATGAGAGGTAAAATTGTTGCGATTAGTCCGAATGGAGAATACACGAATAAGTTCGGGCAATTAATCACTAAATTTAAAGTAACATTTGCGGATGATAAGCAATACACATTCGGATCAAAGACCGCAGATTTTAAATCGAAGATCGGAGATGAGATCGATTATGAAGTAGTAAACGAAGAGTATAAGAATGCAAAAATAATTTATGATAAACCAAGTAATATGAGAACTATGAATTTTGACACAAACAGAAGTATTTTAAGACAGGTTGCATTTAAAGGAGCAATCGAATTGGCGGCGAATGGATTGATTAAGGTCGATCAGATCAAAGCGAGTACAGAGTATTTTTATAACGAGTGCTTAAACAAATGAGAGAGTTTATAGAAGTTACTGAGATCGTAAGCATCCATTCGGGAGAGGAGGGAATGTTTTCGGTAAAGATTAAATTTTATGATAATGGAACAGAAGAAAAAGAAATGCTCATGGAATTTAATTCGTATGAATTCTTAAATTGGTTCGACAAGAACACATTAGGAGGTATTAAGAAGAAATTAATTAGTCACATAAACAATTTATAAATAGATAATAAAATGGAAAAAATATTTTGCGGAGCGGGAAAAACTATTGAAGGAACATACGGAAGTTTCGATGCTCTTAATTTAGAGGTTGATGTATTATTAGAGAATTCTTACACGGCTAAGAATGGGAAAAAATATGTTAATGTATTAGTAAGTGATCGAAGAAGTCCGGATAACTTCGGGAATACAAAAAAGATCGTGATCTCTAAAAAAGCGGAGGAAAAGAAAGTTACCTCACAGAATCATTCTCCGGACAGATTCCAAGAGGATACTGATGATTTACCTTTTTAATAAGAATAAGATATGCCCCCTTCATTGGGGGTTTTCTTATGGAAAACTTTTAAGGATGGTATAATAAATATATATTTAGAGAATGCTAATACAATTTAACCAACAGGTAGATAAGATAAATGACATATTAGCGGGAAGAATCAAAGAAGGATTAAGTTTAGGAATTAAACCAATCGATGAATATTTGAGATTCAAGCCCGGAAATTTTAATGTGATCTTAGGTCACGCAAATGTGGGGAAAACGAATTTGACTCTTTATTTGATGCTTTTATATTCGATTAAGCACGATTTAAAATGGTTGATATTCAGTTCGGAGAATGAACCTTATACTTTGATTAAGAAGATGGTTGAGTTCTTGGAGGTGGATATTATCAATCGAGTACCAAAGCATTATTTAGAGGAGAGATTAGAATGGATTAATGATCACTTTAAATTCATCGATAATAATTCGTTATATTCTTACAAGGATTTATTGCAGTTAGGAAAGGATGTGAAAAAGGCTTGGGATTATGATGGATTCTTGATTGATCCATATAATAGCTTAATAAAAGACAAAGAGGTATTAAGGGGAATCAGTGGACACGAATATGATTATCAAGCGACAAGTGAATTAAGAGTATTCTGCAAGACTCATAATATCTCGATATGGTTGAATACCCATGCTGCTACTGAGGCTCTTAGAAAGAAGCATAACGCTCAACATACATATGCAGATCACCCGATCCCACCAATGGCGAGTGATGTGGAGGGCGGCGGAAAGTTCGTGAACAGGGCGGATGATTTCATGGTGATTCATCGCTACATACAACACCCGACCGATTGGATGTATTCCATGTTACATATTAGAAAGGTGAAAGATATCGATACAGGGGGCAGACCTACCCCATTAGATGAACCAATATTTTTAAAGAGTTTGATCAACAATGTGGGATTCGAGATAGGAGGAAAAAGTTTAATACCTAAACCAATTAGAAACGAAGAATTAATATGATGTATTTAAACAACAATTCGCATATTCAGTTTGGAATGCTGAATGGGATCGCAATCGGATTTTTATATTATGATCCGAATCAATTCGAGGATGTAGTGGAGGAGGATGAGTGGTACGAGGAATACAATGTGCTATTATTATTTTTCTTCATTAAGATCACGAGATGGTAGATCCATTAATTGCCCTTTACAAAAAGCACGAGCAATGGTGCGAGATTGTTGAGAGTTTTGGATGTAATCCCGATACTGCTGAGGATATTGTGATGGAGATGTATATCCGGATCAAGAAGAAAGTAGATGAAGGAGTTGATATAATGTTTTCCGAAACTCAGGTAAATTACTATTATATTTTTAAGACTTTGAATTCGATGTTCTTAGATCTCAAGAAGAAAGAGAAAAGGGTTCAATGGGAAGAATTAGAGGATAATCATTACAAGATCGATGACAAGATCGATTATGAGGCGATTTATGATTTAGTGCAGGCTGAGTTAAGAGAATTGCATTGGTATGATCAAAAGGTTTACGAATTGATCGAAGGAGGGATAAGTATTGCGGCTTTAAGTAAGAAAACGAATATCAGTTATTACTCGCTTTACAATACTTACAATAAGGTCAAGAATCGAATTAAAAACAAACTTAACTTATGAGATTAGGAGATATTTTAGAAGTAATATTTAAGTACACCGGAATCAAATGGATCGTGAAAAAGATATGGGGAGAGGATTGTGGATGTAATGAGAGAAAAGAAGTATTAAATAACCTATTTATAGACAGAAAAGATGAATAAAGACCAATACCAAAAATGGACTGAATTCAGAGAGAAGAAATCAAATTCAATCAGTTATGAAGAGTTTGAATTCCTTTGTCAAGTTCATTCCGAATTATTTAACCATAAATTTTACAAACCTTGTACTTGCAGACCGAAGGAAATTAATAAGTGGATCAAAGATATCAATGAAAAGTACGCAGAAATAGATCCGAATGAGTTCGAATAGTTTCCTAAACCAATATTACAAGAAAGATATTCCGGATGATATCTACCGAAAGATCAATAAAGATCAGCAGGTAAACAGACATTTTAGATCCGATAATGTGGGAAGATGTGCAGAGATGTTTGATGATTTCTTTAAAACCACTCCAAGGATCAACCAAAGACATTGGGAGAAGTACTATTTCAGTCAAAGAAGTAAAGAACCATTAGTTAAGGCTTCGGAGTTTATCGCTGAGAAATATGGGATCGATCTTCAGATAGCAAAGCAATATGTTTTTTATCGAGTGATCGGGCAGACTTGGAATGGTATGATCACAGAGATTAATATCATTAATGAGATGGAAAGTTATTTCAGAACCATTACTTTTATGAAGGCGGATTATGAGAAAGATGAGCAGTTCTTCACGGATTGGGAGGCTTTCAATATGAAGGGGAAAAAGAAATTATTATTTGGTATTCAGATTAAGCCAATCAGTTATCAGAAAATGAGTACTCCGTATCAATTAAAAGCGAAGGAGAATCATAAAAGACAAGCGAAGGAATATACTGAGAAGTTCGGGGTTCCGCATTTCGTGGTTTATTATGAGAATCGGAAGGTTCATAATCCGCAGGAGTTATATGATAAGATTGATACGATGTTATTGTTTCAAATAAAAGTAAATTATGAAGATTGATTTCATTAAAAGATTAGCGGAGGCTTTATTGATATTGGGACTAAGTATTTTAGTCGCAACAATGAGTTTCCTTTTGATTGTTCATATATTTTTAAACTTATTATTTTAAAGTTATGCCTTTACCTGAGCCAAGATCCGGACAGGATCAAAAAGATTTCATGACAGAGTGCATGAATGATGAGGTAATGAAGAGAGAATACCCAAGAAGAGATCAACGATTAGCGGTATGTGCGGTACAATGGAGAAAGAGCTTGTAGAAGATTGGACTAAAAAGGGTTGGAATTTAATTACGGGATATGAACCCGCAAAACAGATAAAGGATAGGCACGGTACTCCCTTCGAAAAAGAATCGAAAAAATATTACACGCCTACCCTACCTGATAATAATTTTTAAATTTTTTTAATTAAATGCTTGACTTGTTAAGAATATTTAGTATCTTGCGATCAGATAATTAATTAAAACCAAGTCAAAATGAAAAAATTAGAATTAATCCAAACCAAAACTTACGAAGATAATATCGAAAGATTCGGAGGTATGAACCCTTGTGTTAGATGTGGCAAGGATGTTAAAAATGAGAAGTATTCGGTTCACTTAGTTGATGGAGATTTAGTAATGTTATCAAAAGAGGATGAAGATAAATATGTATCAGATAGCGGAGATATGTATTGGCATCCGATCGGGAGTGAATGTGCAAAGCATATACCAAAAGAATTTCTTTGGACTAAATAATTAATCAGCCCCTTCGGGGGCTTTTTATTATGGATAGATTAGTTAGAAAGATGAACTGCATAAAGGATTTCGATGCCGATGCAGATATGCTTGAGATATTGGGAGTTCTTCAGAAATGGAAGAAAGCAAAAAAGAATGAAGAGTTAGAATCAATACTTATTGCAATGGTTCGGGTGGTGGGATATATTGGATCGCTCCGAATGGATCGGGATACGATTAATTATATTATCGAGGAATTAAGAGAGGAGAAGAATCATTATGCTCTAAGAGCAAGAGAAGCGGAACAAGAATTAAAAGTATTAAGAGATAAACAAGACCCTTTAAAAAAGTTTGAGAAATGATAAGAAAAGAATTATTACTAAATCACTATGAGAATTGGGCTAATACGACCAATAATAAATGGCATAAAGAATATGCTGAGGCAATGTATGAGGCAGTACTGAATGGTAATCATGTAGAGATGTTTAAAGAATTGGGATCGAATGGAAAGAGGTTATATGATCCGGTTAGTGATATCACTTATAATTCGGTTAGGGAGGCTGCTCAGGCGTTTAAAGTGAGAGAGGATACTATGAGCATCAATTATTTGAGATATGGTCTTAAAAAGGTCTACAAATGAAAAAGGAGAATATTTGTAATTATTGCTCGTTTGATAACCATCCGGATAATTTCGTTTGTGAGAATTGTGGATGGGATTTAGATTTTGAGATTAATGAAAATGAATTGGGATTATTGGAGATCTATGTGAAGAAGGATGATCAGGAAAAAAAGAATCTAATTAAAAGGATCAGGGGATTAGAAGAAAGTATTCAATGGTATAAGATGTATGTACAGTACTTTGATTTTAATCACAAGGATCTTCATCGGGAGGCGGTTCATTATGCTGATAAAGAATAAGTATGGAAGAGATATTACAAATGAGATGCGAATTGGAACAGATGGCTATGATCAAAGAGATAATGTTCACGGGAATGATCGCTTTGGCTATTGAGTCGTTTTTTATACTAATCTTAATATTTAAACTAAATGAAAGAAATTAAATTATTGGATGATTCGATATGGAATATCGATCACCTTACAGAGTCCTTAAAAGATGATAAGGTTTATTACAATGATATGAAGATGCTTACTTTGAATAGCAGCGGGATTAAATTGATTTTAAAGAGCCCTAAGACCTTTGACTATGTGATGCGTTATGGGAGTGAGGAAAGTCAACCCTTACGGGATGGCAAATTATTCCATTGGGCGATCTTAGAACCGGATAAGTTTGAGCAACAAGAGTTTGTTGATGTTCAGTCTAAGAATACGAAAGCGTATCGATTGGCTAAGGAACAGAATCCGAATGTGTTTACAATCAAAGAAAAGCAAGAAGCAGAGAGATTGATGGATGCGTTTTATCGGAATGAGAAAGCGATGGAGAAGATCACAAATTGCGAATTCGAAGTTCCGAAGGTTGGGGAGATAATGGGTTATCCATTCAGAGGAAAAGCAGATATTGTGAAAGGGGATTTCATTTTTGACATTAAGACCACAACCAACATTCACGATTTTGAGTGGTCGGCTAAAAAATATGGATATGATATTCAGGCTTTTATATATTGTGAATTATTTGGTATTCCATATGAAAATTTTATCTTCGTGGTTATTGATAAGGCATCTTTAGATATAGGGTTCTTCGATGTTTCGGAGGAGAGTTATGAAAAGGGAAGAGAGAAGGTAAGAGAAGGGATCAATAGATACCACTCGTTTTTTGAGATGGGACAGGATTTGAATAATTATTATTTAACAGGTACGATATGACAACAAGAGAATTACAAATGAAGCAGGCTGCAACCTTGGCGAAAGAAATTCAGGCAGTAACGGGATTAGATATCTTCAGGAACACAAGGAAATCAGATTATATTGAAGCGAGAGCGATATTTAATTTTATGCTCTACAATACTTATAAATTCAGATTGCAGAGGATTGCGGATTTCTACAAAATGAATGGGAAGAATATGAATCACGCTACGATCCTTCACTCGCTGAATAATTTCGATGTGTATCGAAGATTTAGCAATAATGTAAATGATTGGCTTGCGATCTTGGAAAGAATGGAGATCGGAGAGAATAGCAAGAGAGATTTGATGAAGCAGTTTATTAATTTCCTGAATGAGGATAATTTGAATAAAAGCTATGATTTCATGAAGGATTTATATTATCAGCAGGAAGAAATCGCTGAAAAGTTAGAAAATGTGAAAAATTAATCGTTATATATACAGATGAGAAAGAAAGTTAAAATCTCGGAGGTAAGGGAAAACCCGAATAATCCAAGAACGATAAACAAGTTCAAGTTCAAGCAATTAGTCAAGAGCATAAAGGAGTTTCCGGAGATGCTTGAGAAGAGACCTATTATAGTCGATGAGAATATGATCGCTCTTGGAGGGAATATGAGATTGAAGGCTTGTAAAGAAGCGGGCATTGAGGAGGTATGGATCGATCAGGCAAAAGAATGGAGTGAGGAGAAAAAGAAAGAGTTCATAATCAAAGACAATGTAGGATTTGGAGAATGGGATTTTGATGCTCTTGCAAATGAATGGGATTTAGAATTAATTACCGATTGGGGATTAGATGTAAAGATTAATGCAGATGATGTAGAAGAGATCAAGAATCCGGAGAATGAGGATACGGAGAATGTATTCGCTACTGAATTAGATAGTGAGAGTAATTATATCGTTTTAAAATTCTCAAAAGATATTGATTGGATTCAAGCATTGACTTTGTTTGAATTAAAGACTGAAACTGCAAGGAGATCAAATGGCAAGCCTTGGAGCAAGGGAGTGGGGAGAGTTATCGATGGAGCAAAAGCACTTAACAAGATTGTCAAATGAGAGTAAAGTTTTATTCACCTTCTTACAAAAGACCTGAGAAGAGTATCACCCAAATAAACTACCCTTTCGTTAAATTAGTAGTAAAAGAAGATGAAGCGGATCAGTATCAAGAGAATGGGAATGATATTGTAGTTTGTCCGAATGAGGCTCAGGGTAATACAGGGAGGATCAGGAATTGGATCTTAGATAATCTATTTGAAGATGCTGACTGCCTTGTATTGATGGATGATGATTGCAGATTAGTTGGAAGATGGGAAAACCAAAAAAACTATAAATTCAATCCGGAGGAATTGGAAGAGTTCTGCGAAATACAAGCGATGCTTTGTCAGGATATGGGATTTAAATTTTGGGGATTGAATACCGTAACGGATAAAGGGGCGTATCGAGAATATACCCCCTTCAGTACTTTGCAATTTATTGGAGGACCATTTCAGGCTCATTTGAAAGATAGTGAGATTCGATATGACACTAACCTACCATTAAAAGAAGATTATGATATCACCCTTCAGCATATATTGGAATATGGAGGAGCGTTAAGAGTTAATTATGCTCACTATGATGTAAAGCAAGCAGAACAAACAGGGGGATGTGCTACCTATAGAAATTTAGCAAAGGAGAAGGAGCAGTTTTTCGCGTTACAAAGAAAGTGGGGAAAAGATATTATCAAAAGAGATAATTCAAGTAAGAAGAGTTTCGATTTTAATCCGGTAATGAAAGTACCAATAAAAGGAATTTAAAAGGAGAATAAAAACAGAAATATGGGATCAAGCATTGAACGAACCGAACAGCATAAAAAAGAAGTTTTAGAAGCGTTAGAGAAAACATTGGGTAATGTAACGACTGCTTGTAAGATGGTCGGAGTGGGAAGGACTACTTTTTATGATTGGTTAAATAATGATGAAGAGTTCAAAAGAGAGGTCGATGATATTCAGAACATAACTCTCGATTATGTGGAGGGAAAATTAATTAAGCAGATTCGAGAAGATAATATCACTTCAATTATATTTTATTTAAAGACAAGAGGAAAGAGCAGAGGATATGTAGAAAGGCAAGAGATACAGACTGATGGCTTTCCGAATAAGATACAAGTTGAGGTAATTGATGAAGGTACAGACCAATAAGATATTCCGACACCTAAACACAGATGCAAAGATTGTTTGTGAGCAGGGAGGAACAAGATCCGGAAAGACTTATAATATCCTTCTTTGGATAATCTTCAATTATTGCACGAAGAATCAAGGGAAGGTGATCACGATTTGCAGAAAGACATTCCCAAGTCTTAGAGCAACGGTTATGCGTGATTTCTTGGAGATCTTAAAAGGTCACGAGATATATTCAGAGGCAAACCATAATAAAAGTAACTCAGAGTATTCGCTTTTAGGAAACTTAGTGGAGTTTATTTCTTTAGATATTCCACAGAAGGTACGGGGAAGGAAAAGGGATCTATTATTCATTAATGAGGCGAATGAGATCACTTATGAAGATTGGAATCAGTTATTATACCGAACCAAGGAGAAGATCATATTAGATTATAACCCTTCAGATGAATACCATTTTATTTATGATAAGATCGTACCGAGAGAGGATTGTGAGTTTCATGTAACCACTTATCGGGATAATCCATTCTTAGAAAAGAGTATTGTTCAGGAGATCGAGAGATTACAAGAAACGGATGAGGTTTATTGGCAGATTTATGGATTAGGTCAAAGGGGAATCAGTAGAGCGACCATATTTCAATTTCACGATGTAACAAAGATTCCGGAGGATGCAGAATTCTTGGCTTATGGAATGGATTTCGGATTTAATGATCCGACCACATTAGTTGAGGTTTATCGCAAGGATGGAGATCTCTTCGCTAAGGAACTTTTATATCGAACTCATATGACAGGGTACGATATGGCTAAATTTCTCAAAGGAATGGATTTAAAGGGCATTATCTATGCGGATTCTGCAAGACCTGAAATAATCGAAGAACTTCGAAGAATGGGATTACCAATCAGGAAGGCTCATAAACCTAAAGGATCAATATTAGAGGGAATAGATATATTGAAGAGATACCGATTGCATATCATTGGGGATAATTTCATTCAGGAAATGAGGAATTATAAATGGGTAGAGGATAAGACAGGCAAATTGACCAATATCCCACAAGACCTCAACAACCACTTGATCGATGCTTTCAGATATGGAACTTATAGCGTATTATCAAAACCAAATTACGGCAAATACGCAGTTCAATAAAAAATCTAACCATTTGTTAATGCTATAACGAGATTGACATAAATTGTTATGAATCACGATATTCCTTGGTTTATTAAATATTGTTAATTATATTACGATCAGATTGTTAATTCAATCAGTTCTTTGAAATCAATGTTTAATTAAAATCAAGTAAAAATGAATTCAGAAAACACAGAGTTGTTGATGGGTGTTTATCAGTTGATGAAAACCGCAACAATGAATGACAGAATCGTGAAAGTAAATGTTCAATTTGACAAATTTCCGAATTGGTATTCAGTGGAATTTAAATCAGTGAGATCTCGAGATTATCAAAAACACGGAGAGGTTGCATTAGTGAGTCAATTATTTAGAGAGAAAAGATCTTTAGGATTAGTAGATATCGGAGGTATGGTTTTTCGTATATACGAAGGGAATAATCCGGATGAGATTTTTGAGAAGATTGAAAGAATGAAGGCCAATAACAAAGAACACGGATTCGTGTAAATTTGATCGGGGGCGAAAGCCCCCTTTTAAAAAATTTTAATTAAAACTTGACAGGAATTAAAAATTGTTAGTATCTTTGAGTAAATCAAAAGATAAGATTATGAAAATCGCTAAAGGACATTACGAGTACGAGTTTAAGGGAATCACCTTCTTCATTGAGAGAATGGATGATATCTTAGGAGATCTAATTTGGAATATTCAATTCGATGATTTCCAAGTTGAGAAGAATGTTTTCTTCAATGGTGGAGAAGATTCATTATGGGCTACTAAAGGAGAGGCTAAAGAGATGGCTGAATTGTTTATCGAGAAATACGCTTAATTATGAGTCAATTTAAAATCTTCGGTTATTCAGTAGACTTTTACCAAAACAAGAAGTTGGTAGGTAGTTTAATATTAGACAAAGCAGATCGTGAGGAGATCGGATATGCAGGAAGAAAGATGATGCAGTATAAAGGTCAATTAAAGAAAGGGCACAAATTTGTTGAGGTGGATGGAGAGTTTATGACTGAGTGCTTTCCTTTGTGTGGTCGTATTATGGATTCAAAATTAGATGAGATATGAAATTCAAAGAGTATGAAATCGAGATGTTAATCGAGATGAGCGATCCGGATGGAGCGTGGACTATTTTCCGATCAATGGGATTAGATGAAGAATGTGAGTATATTGAGAACAAATATTTTAGTCAAGATGGAAGAGAAGCAGACAAAGATTTGGTTAAATGATATCGAGATCGAAGTGGAGTATCGATATAGTCCGAAGAGATACTATGATTATTTTACTCCACCGGATCCGGAAGAAGTTATAATCGATGCGATATATCTCGAAGGGAGTTCACAAGATATATTACCTTTATTAGAAAGGTTCGGAGATGAAATTATCGATGAAATTATAGAAAAAGAAAATAGTTTATTGTAGTAGGTTTTTTACTACTTTTAGGGAGATATCGAAAGGTATCTCTTTTTTTTGTCTAAAACCGAACGAAAAAATCGTTATATAAGTATGAGAATTAAAGTTATTGTTCCGGATCAATTATCGCAGATCACCTTAGATCAATATCAAAGGTTTTTTAAGATCCAACAGAATAATGAAGATGAACGATTCCTTCAGATTAAAATGATCGAGATCTTCTGCGATGTGCCTTCAGATCATGTGCTGAATATGAAGCTATCGGATGTGGTTGCGATTTGCGATATGCTGAATGAGTTATTTGAACAGAAGCCTCAGTTGGTTAAGAAAACAAAGTTAGGAGAGAAGGAATACGGATTTGTGCCTAATTTGGAGGATATCAGCTTAGGAGAATATATCGACTTAGATACTAATATTGCGAATTGGGAGAATATGCATTTAGCGATGAATGTATTGTATCGACCTATTAAGCATAAATACGGAGAGAGATATTCCATTGAAGAATACAAGGCAGGAGATGGATTGCATATGAAGGATATCACGATGGATTGTGTATTAAGTTCCTTGCTTTTTTTTTACAATTTAGGGATCGACTTATCGACAACTATCCTGAATTATTTGCGGGAGAAGGAGGAGAGCAATTTAGTGCAATATCTCAGTTCGGAACAAAATGGGGTTGGTATCAATCAATTTACGCACTATCTAACGGAGACATTACAAAGTTTGAAGATATCACTCAATTAGGGGTGCATAAGTGCTTTTTGATGTTAGCGTTTATGAAAGAGAAAGCAGATTTAGAAATGAAACAATTAAAAAATAATCGATGAGCGATAAAGGGATAAGAGGTTTTTATCAGATAACCGAAACTATTAAAGATACTTTATTGGTTGATCCGAATGTAAAGAGCGTTACGATCGGAGATATCACGGAGGTAGATTTAGCGAAACAAACGATATTTCCTTTGGCTCATATTGTGGTTAATAACGCAGTTCAGGAGGAGAGAACTATTACTTTCAATATTTCGGTTCTAACAATGGATCTTGTAGATCAAAGCAAAGAAGAGACCGAAGATTTGTTTGTTGGGAATAATAATCTTCACGATGTTTTAAATACTCAATTAGCGGTGATCAATAAGGTAATCCAAAAGCTAAGGATGGGTACTTTATATACAGAATTATATCAAATAGATGGAGCGGTTACTTGTGAACCTTTCTTGGATCGTTTTGAGAATAACATCGCAGGATGGGCTTCTACTTTTGATGTAATGATTGAGAATGATATTAAGATTTGTTAATGGATCTTAAACAGGTAAATAGAGCGTTAAATGCCTTCGGGAAATATGTGATCCAACAATCACGAAGTAATCTCACAAAGGGAAAGAAGAATTTTTCGAGAACCTTGTATGAGAGTTTAGATTATAGCATTGACAATGTGAGTCAAGGGATGAAGATAATCTTCGAGATGGAGGATTATGGAATGTTTCAAGATCGAGGGGTAAAGGGAACAAAGAGCGGAAGATCATTATCCGGATTCAAATACAGAGAGAGTTCTAATTTGATCGGATTGGAATATCATACGGGTATATTTTCAAAATGGGCGAGATCTAAGGGATTACAACCAAGAGATAAGAGGGGAAGATTCGGAAGTTATAAAAGTATGGGATACATCTTGGCTCGATCAATTAAAGAGAAGGGGATTAAACCAAGTTTATTCTTCACCAAACCATTCGAAGCGGGATTGAAGAGATTACCCCCTGAAATACAGAAAGCATTGACTAAGGATTTAGAAGTGATACAAAAAGATTTAAATAAGATATGAGCAATATTGCAAATGTTAGAAGTCCGCTATTTACTAACCCCGCTTTACCAAGTTCGGGAAATTATGTTCGTGCGGAATATGAAATAAGGATATGGACAGGAACATCGATTAGTGATAAGCCTGCAAGTCCTACTTACACGATGACTAAGTATAATACTTCGGGGGATAATCAGTTTCCGATTGAGTTGAGTGAGTTAGTAAGGGATTATATTTACACAGATTATTACACAGAAGCAGTTGATGCGGTATGGGTAAGATATGATGCAGACTATTACAGAGATACAGATCCGGATGGGAGTCCTTCATCAACGGGAGGAAAGACTTGGTTAGCATTTGATGGATATGGATATTTCGAAGAGGGAATAAACCCAAGAGAAACTCCAAACCCTTCGGCGGATTCTTACACACCGCAATTACTTCAGGATAATACTACGATATATTTCATAAAAGGTCAAGATATCAAGATTCCGATCTTTGCTGAATCATTGGCTTCGATCTCTTACACGACAGGAGGAGCGACTTCATATTGGGAGGCGGTTGATGATTTTTGGGATACTTATGATGTAAGTTGGGCAAATACTGCAACGACTATTATTATTTCGGATGATGGTAATTCGAATCAAAAGATTCAATATGTGAATATCACGGGTACAGAGAATTTAGAAGATGGGGACACGATCACAATTACCAATGGAGTTTATACCGACACTACGATAATTACTCTTCGTGAGATATGTGAACCGAAATTCACTCCTTACCGAGTTATCTTTTATAATAAGTACGGAGCATTGCAGGATATTTGGTTCGATAAGAAATCCATTCAAACCCTAAATGTTTCTTCAAATAATTATCAAAGAAGCATCATTGAGTTTAATTCAAGCGTTCCTACGGCTTCATATAGTGTTTACAAGCATTCTAAGCGGCGTTTTAATGTCGAGGGGAATGAGAGTATCACTTTGAACACAGGATTCATTACAGAGGATTTAAATGATCCTTTAAAGCAACTATTACTTTCGGAAAGCATATGGATCGATAATGGATCGAATGTTTATCCGGTTAATGTGGCAAGTTCTTCAATTCAGGAAAAGACAAGCGTAAATGATAAGTTAATTCAGTACACGATTGAGTTCACTTATGCATTTGATAAAATTCAGAATGTTAGGTAGATGCAGGAGGTACAATTATACATAGAAAATACAAGAGTTGATTTATTCGGAGATGAAACAATCTCCCTAACTCAGACTATTCAAAATGTAAAGGATATCGAGAAGATATTCACCCCTTTTTCTAAACCCTTTTCTATACCGGCTTCAAAAACGAATAATAAGTTATTCAAGCATTATTACAATTATGATATTGATAATGGGTTCGATGGTCGAAAGAAGGTGGATGGAAAAATAGAATTAAACTACATACCTTTTCAGGAAGGGAAAATTCAATTGCAGGGAGTGGATATGCGTAATAATAAGCCTTATGCATATCGAATTGTTTTCTATGGGAACACAGTAAACCTTAAAGATATTTTAGGGGAGGATAAGTTGAGTTCGCTATCATGGTTAAGCGGATTCTCAAGAACCTACAATGCTTCTCAGGTTAAAACAGATCTTCAGGCTAATGGAATAGATTTAACTAATGATTCTGTTACCTATACAGATGCCTATGTAATGCCTTTAATTGCTTGTAAAACAAGATTATTTTATAGAACATTAACAGGGGGTGGGGTTCAATATTTCAATGATGATGGAACTACTAATCCAAATGGGGGTAATTTATTTGATCATTCCGGAAGTGGATCACCGCATCAGCACGGATTATATTGGCAGGAGTTAAAATATGGGATTA